TGACCTCCGTTTCGTTGTACATTATCTTCTCCGCGTCATCCACATATTTGTACAACCTAACGTACATCTCCTGCGTAAGCTCTTGGGCAAGGTCATCGCTTGCTCCGAAGCTCTTGCACATCCGAATCCAATCGGTTTGCCGCTTTGCTAATACTGCGAGGAGTCCCAAGTGATTTCTACGATTATCACAAACAGGGCAAACTGAACTGTGTGCATCACAATATCTTCTTCAAGGTAGTCGGTCTTTGACCAATTTGCCCCAACTACAAGCCCATAGATGGGGTAAAGTCCTACGTTAAAATTCATCGAATGTGCGTTTAAGAGTTAGATACAATTCCTTGTATTTAGATAACTCCGCAACGACTTCATTGAGTTTATTTAGTTCCTGCTCCATCGCCTCAAAGTCAGGCTTGTCAATACAGGCCATCGGGTTTTCTTCAAGAACGCAGCAGGCTACCTTGTAGTAGTGCTGATAGTCCCCGTAGATTAGTCGGTCTTTGTGCATCCTTACGGCATAGGCTACGCTTGAATGGTCTTTGTCTATGGCCTCACCCAACTCGTGCAGGGTGGCGTGGTTTCGGAATGCTGATACGAATGCTGCTCTTGCGGTGGATTCTTTATGCGCACGGCTGCCGTTGTCAGAAAAGCCCAAGCGGGCGAAGTATTGCTCTTTACTTACTTTTAGTTGACGTAGTTCGAATGGTCTCATTAGCATTTGCAGCGTTTAGCTCTGCCCTCGTTGTAATTGGTTATTATTTTAGTTATCGGCATAGTGAAGTGCTTGTGGTCTGAAAGTCTCTTAAACTTCATCTCACTCGCCCATTCCACTAAATTGTCATCTTTGTCTTGTACGATAGTGTAGTCCACCACAAGGTAGTCTGTTCCATCTACTGCAAAGCATTCGTACTTCTGAAAGGGGGAGAATATCTGCCTCATAGGTTGTCCTCTATTATCCCTTGCAGACGTTGTATCTCGTAGTGCATCTGCTCGCTATCAACTCGCAGCTTGGCGTTGGCAAGGTACATCTCGTTCATCTTGCCTTCGGTGAATTGGCGGTAGTCAATGAACTGCTGAAGAAGTAGGTCTGCGTAGTGGCAGCTCATAACGTGGTGCAGAATGTCATCTTGTACCTCGCGGCCTTTTGCTTTGTCTGCTGCTTGCTGCGCCAACCACATCGCAGTACCCGCAAGCATCAACTGCTTCTCCCGAATGTAGAGGTCGTGGCTATCGTCAGAAGGGTACATCAGGAGCAGGCGTTTCATCCATTTTAATTGGCAGCAAGTTACGCCCGTTTATGACAAACCCTACGTTACCTAAAACACTCTGCAAAACAAGCGGAGTTTCAAGGGGCGTTATGCGCCCTCCCGATTCCATCTCCTTGACCTTCCGAACGTGGATGTGCGTGTAAATCCAATCGGTTTCGTGTGCAGCGAATCGGTGAATCACGATTACGCAGTCTGATCTGTTGCCCCACTTACCGCCACCTTCAATGTCTGATGTGTTTGGGGGCATAGCCATCCCCTCGTACTTGTGGCCTTTGTAGAATGTCTTGCGCATCGCTTCGGTTACAGGGTGAGCATTGACTATGGTGGTGACGTTGTTCTGATGGGCAAATACCCGAAGGGCAGATGCTACCTCATAATGGTATTCGTGCATCCCTGTCTTGCCTAATTTCTTTTGGTCTGTTGATAGGGAGTTGTAGGGGTCTATCAAAGCACCCGTATAGTTCCATTCGTTCTTGATAGAGTTCATCACCTCAAGAAGTTCAAAGGCGGTAAATAGCCTGTTGCCGTCAATAAATTGGAAGTACTCGTTGATGAAGTCCAACTTGCGGAACATCATGCCCTCATCAATCCCTTGAATAGGTTTGCATACCAAGAACTCAATGAGCTTACGCTTGAGGCTTGGCACTTCGTTCTCTGCCGAATATATCAGCCACTTCTTGCCGAAGTTATACGACTGCAAAAGCATAAGATAAAGCAGCGTGTGGGTCTTACCCACGTTGGCGTGACCGACCACTACGACAAACTCGCCATCTTTAAGTCGTAGGTACTGATCTACTTCATAAACACCGAGCTTGCCCGTGTCGTAGTACTTGCCCTTGAGGGCGCGTTGAAGATATGGTAACGAAGATTCGTTAGATAGTAGGTCGGGGTGTATCATTGATTCTGATTGGTTAGCAAATATAACAAAATAGTTGACATAAAAAAACCCCTCCGTAGAGGGGCTTCACACAACGACCTATTAAAAACCAATCAGAAAGGGTCGTTGCGATTTGCGAAATGCTCGGTGTGTGATGCAGGAGCTGCGCTCTGTCCTGTCATCCAAGCGTTAAAGGTCTCTGCGTTGGCAAGGATGGTGTTGACATCGTGTTGCGCAGCACAAGCGTACTCAACCGCAGACTTCAAAGCAACCTGTCGGATGATTGAAAGTGAGCGCTCATCGTTATTTTTAGGCGCAGATGGGGCTGATTGGTTATAGCCTCCACCACCGCCAAAAGCATTGGCTCGTTGGATTTTCACCGTGCCTTTCTCGTTCTTGGTGTACTCCACGTCTTCGCCTACGGCATAGGGAGGGGTCTGTGATTTGGCAAAGGCAGTACCGAAGTCTCCGTTGTCAAAGCGAACCTCAAGCTTGAATAAATCTTGCCATTGGCCTGTTGGGGTGATTGAAATAATTTTTGACATAATAGATTGGTTTTAGATAAATAGAATTGATTGCTGCTCCAATACATCAATACGAGCTTGAAGCTCTTGTATCTTGTTTTGAAGTGCTTGGATTTGTGCTTGTTGCACTTGCACCATCTCGGTGTAAACGTCTGAACTAAAAGATAAAGTCATAACTGATTGGTTTTACATATTGATGTTACGATTAGAAAGCGTTTGCCTAAACATTTCTTTCATACCAAGAGCGTTCTTCTTGTCCGTTCGGGTAGTAGCAGTTTCAAGTTTAGCAGACCATGTGTTGTAAAACTCAAGTAGGCGTTCAGTAGATAAATGTTGCATAATGATTGGTTTTTAATTATACCCAAATATACAACTAATTATGAATTGACCAACACGCCACTAAAAATAATTTCTGCCGTGTCTTTGGGAATTGTTGTATCGTGAACCAACTTTAAGGAATGCACATACTTTCGGCTATCATCCTTCACGCCACCCCAAGTCTTAAATGTGTCAAGGGCAAACTTCACCGCCATAATTGCATTGTCAATATCGTATCGGTAGTTGACCTTGCAATGGATGTGGACATCCTTTATCTCTTGCAGGTCATACTTCTCAAGCTGCGACATCACCTCCCTTGATACCAACTCCTTTGCCTTTACACGGGCAGTCCAATGCTTGGATGCGTAGAAGGCGTTGAGGCTTGGCACTTTGCCTACCACAATCTTGTAGCTTTTCAATTATCGGGGATCAGATAGCCGCATTGGATGGCGAAGTGCAGGTCTATCTTGGCAATCTCACCGAGTAACTCTTGTTCTTTGTATTTCGCCTGTTGGCGAGAGTTGTAATCGGAGTCGCAGTTAGCCATCAGCGTAGCACACTCCTCAAGGATAAAGTCAATCTTTCTGCGTTTGGCAGGGTTAGTATAGTACTGCATACTTTCCTGTTGTTGTTTGGCTTCCTTCGCTTGTTGCGCTAATGGTTTGCTGCTCATCTTGGCGTTCAAGTTCAAATTGTAGGTGAGCGATAGCCTTGCGGATGTCATCGCAGATAGGGTTGTGAGGTTTCTTGCCTGCTCTCATTAGGTAGGTGAGGGCAGTTCCAAGATTGTAATTATCAGGTTGGAAGTCCATCACCACATCCTTCGCCTCTATCTTCAACGTCTTGCCGATGTAGTACTTTGGTGTCATTAGCCAAAGGTACATCATCCCAATAAATGTAGATGTGGTCATTCATTATTTAGAATCATTACAAATTAGCATAAGTACTTGCGTATGTCAATTTTATTTTGTTTTTTATCAAAGTTGAATAGTTAACTTACTTAACTTAACTACTTAATCAACTATTAACTTGACTTTAGTTAGTAGTTGGTCAACTCTTAACTTTACCAAACAACTTAAAGAAAAAGAAACTTAATAAAGAAAAAGAAAGAAGTTGCGTTCTAACGCATCCAAATACCTCAAGGCATACACTTATACCATTTTAGTATTTAAGTGCAGCAGAAACCAAATAAAGCTACTCTACGAGCTTGTCTATCCACTTCTTGATGAAGTACGCAGCGATAAGGATAAGCCCAAGCGTAACCGCTGCGCCTTCCAAAGTCCATCCCCTCTGCTTGCGCTCCTTCGTTAGAATCTTGGTCTGTGTGACTCGGATGGTATCGGGCAAGCACGTAGCCTCAACCAATACCTTTCGGTCTATGTACTGAAGCTGAAGCCTTACCTTGTCTTGGTAGATTGTCGTGTCCTTGTAAAGTTCCAACGTGTCCGTTAGATACTTTGTCTTGGTGACAATGACCGTGTCCCTTACAACTACACTCTGCAGGACGGGTTTCACAGTAGCGCAACTGCTAACTACCGCAAGAGTCGCAGTCAGCAGGATTGTCCACATTGCAAGTCGGTTGAGGGGCATCCTCAAGTTTGTTAAGCCATTCATCAAAAGAGGAGGTATTTAGTTTTGCCATTGTGCTTTACTGCTTTTAGGATTTGTTTTCGGTTCTTGCTACTTGAGTAACTAACGTGAACCCACGATGGCGCAGTATCAGAGCCAAATTCCCAAATGAGTTGGTCAAAGTCTAAATTGTCCTTTATCCAATGGAACAAGACATCGTTGCCTGCTTCGCACTTGAGGTCGGCTGCTTGGCCTTGAACGTGCTGCGAGGTCTTTGCTCCCCCCACTTTGCTATTCACCGCAGGGCTGCGGTATGCACTCGTTACTTTCACCGCACCTAATGCGTCTCTTGTGGGTTGTAAGACGTTTTCTGCAAGCGCACGGAGGTTGGGTTCCAAGTGCTTGGGTAAAGCGTTAGGAAGCCCTGTTTTTGTAGCAGTCAGTTCTTGGAGGGTAAAGTTCTTGGTCACGTTTTTAATAGATTAAACTGGACATTTTACACATTATGCTCATTTGAGTTTACACTTTGCACTTTTTGCATATTGCTTAATGTATATTTAATTGCACAATTTGTAGTCATAATGTACATTAAAACGTACATTAACAGGTAAAGTGCGCCTTAATGCACATTTTAACGCCCTTGACTCTTGTAGGGCTTGGAGTAGTTCTTACTCGCCTTATTGCTGCTTGCACTCTTGGAGTGTTTGCCTCGCTTCTTGCTCTTACTTATTCGTTGGCTTACCGCCTGTTGCTTTGCCATCGTCTTTAGCGTCTTTAAAAAAGAAAAGTGCGAAAGCCCCGACCATAAAGGTGGAGACCTCCGTTAAAGTTGCACGGCCTCCCCAAACGAGTACGAAGCATAGTGCTATAATAAGAAGCCCCAAGATGGTGGTCTTGGGGTTCTTGAAGATGCGCTCAATTAGCACCTTTGTCCCGCTTGTAGTCCCTTCGCCACTTCCAAAGAGTGTACGCAAGTGAGGTTACAAGTACGGCTAAACCCAACGCTTGATGGGCGTAGCTTACGAGAAGTCCTGCTCCCGTTAAAGACCAAGACGTGATTACG